TGCCGTTGGTCATTCCCTTGCGTTTGGCCCAACTTGAAAGCTTTTTGTCCTCATTGGCGAATCTTTCACGAGCGATTTCCTGTGCATCCAGCATCTTGCGCTCGATTAAATCCTGTTCGGTGATAGTCCAGTGCTTCTCCTGCTCTGCCGGGGTGAGCTTATTAAAATTGTTCCACGTGGAAAACTTTTTGCCGTCGCGCAACTGTTCCTCGGCGGGAAGCGCCGAGATGAGATCCATCATCTTTGTGGCGTAATCGTGGATATAGCGGTGCAATGGATTGTTCTCCTCAGCCTTGACTGCCCCCTTGGACTTCCAGAGGCGGGTGACTTCGGCAACAAACGGCAGAGCGTCACTGGCAACTTGAATGGCAATGTCAAAGCCCATCGGATCTTCATCCCTGAGCTTAGCCAATTCCGCTGGCTCGGTAAATTTTTCATAAGCGGGATCGATTGCCTTCAGGATACTTCCCATTGCCGCCTTCTCAGCAGTCGCAATGGCCGGCTGAAGCTCGCGCAAGGTTTCGTTGCGCTTTAACTCGTCAAGCTCCTTGAGCTTGGGTGTAACCTCCTCGAGTACCTCCCTCCGAATCTCCTTTTTGGTTTCGCCAAGCTCAAGGTTTATCTCAGCCCTGCGTAAGTCAGCATCTTCGTAGGTCGGAGTTGCCTTCTGGTAAAACTCGTTGTGCTCGTCCGCTTCGCCATTCCACGGTTCGCCAGGGTGGTCGCGCTTCCACTGCTTGATATAATCTTCCTCTTCTTTGACGAACTTTTTGAAATCCTCTACCAATCCACTGTACTTTTCGGGCTTGGCCTTAGCCATCACCTTGAAGGCTTCGTACTGCTCGGTGTACTCTTTGGGTGGCTTAAAATCTTCAGCCACGGATTTATCCACCTTGGCTTTCTCTTTTTCGATCCGTTCGATAGCTGCGCCCGCAGCGCGACCACCCGCATCAGCCGCAATTTCTGCGAGTCTCGTTTCATCAAGTACTGGCTTTGGTTGCGCCTTGGCTTTAAGCTTGGGCTTATGAGCTTCCGGTTCTTCTTTTGGCTTACCCTCGACCTCTTTCTCATTCTCTTTTGGCTTCTGTTCCTGTTCGGGCTTTTTGTCGTCCTTGACCTCTTTTGCCGGTTCCTCGACTTTTTCTTTCGGCTTTTTTCGTCCTGAAGCGATTTGCCCGAAGGTTTCCATCGCCTTTTCGAAAGACACCTTCTGTTCCTCGGTCTGTTTGACCGGCTTTTCCGGTTCTGCCTTTACCGGCCCGTCGATCGTAAGTACTTCGTCAGCCATAAACTATTTACTTTCATTGCACATGGTGGCCTATTGAGTCGCGCATTCACGCTTTTCCGAGATTCATGCGTTCGATTTACCACCGGCGGCGGAAACAGCCAGAACCACACTTGCCATTTTAACCGTCTGAAGAACGCTAGAATCAGTTGCCATTTATATTTAAGCTTTGCGAGCGTCATCAGTATCCTAGCTTAAGCAGCCACCAAATCGTCACCACGAGAATAATTGCAAACAGAATCATGCTCGCCGTTCGCAGGAAGTCGGGCTTGCCCGGTGGTTCACCGTTTGGCGTGTTCCATTCAGCTTTCATTCACAGTTTCTTGATAGTTTGGAACCGCTTTTTCTGTTAATCGAATTTCATCCTGAAGCCAGTCGATGTAGCTCCTAAAATCCCCAGCGTCACCATACTGCCGAAGGTTTTGTCCAGTATGTCGAACCCTGTTCTCAAGCCGCGTTCTGCGGCCATTCTCGTCATCAGGAGTTCTTTGCAAACGCATACCAAACGTTTGCCTAATCTCGGCAGCTAAGTCGTGACGCCATATCTCTTTTGCGGGATCGCAATCTTCGAGAAGATCAACCAACCGTTCGCCCTCATCTCTGGTTAGTGAAAGGTCTTTCATTTTCGACTCGAATCTTTATCTCGCTTCCATTTACGATACCAAAACGGCATGAATGCCAAGAGAGATGTATCGGTATGCCCACCGGAGCACATGCGTAATGGCTTGCCAGTCGTACCGTTCGAATAATTCACAGCATCTAGCGTAAGCTGCGGGCCGAAGCTTCGCGTAATCGTCCGCTTGTTGGTCATAATCTACGCTCATTCGACATCAAACTTTGCCATTTCAAACTGCTTCTCTGCCCGGCTCCATTCGGCAAGAACATCCAAAAATATCGTCAGCCTTGCCGCCTCAATGTTCAGTTGTCGAGCGGTGTCATGTTCTGGCCCTTTAGCTAAAATATCCAATGGCTTTTTCAGGGAAACAATGGCAGCGGTATTGATACATCCGGCGATCTTCCCACGAATAATCCGTTCGAAAATAATTTTCCCCTTGTGAGAAAGAAATTCCGCAACGGCTATTTGATCAGGCTGAGAAAGCGGTTGAGGAGTTAGGGTTAACATTTTGCAATATGGTTCACAAAGCGGCGAACGAAAATCAGTGCGATGCACCCCGACCGAATCAAACCCCTCCAAACTGCATCAACCGGCCACATTATTATGGATCTCATCATCGGACGCAGGGTTGACTGTCCTGACTTTTTATCGAGAACCATCCTGCCCCACTGAACGCGGCGAGATGGCGTATGCTTGTAGAGAAAGTCAGACTCGGATTCAGAATATCCCAGCTTGGCATCTCTTTCCCGCCTGTGTTTATCTATCCGCTCTCGCGCTTCCCGTTCTTCCAATGAACCCCGTGGAATAATTTCGAATCCTAGCCTTCGCCTCAAGTCGTCCATTTTAGGCTGGGATAAGGGCTGGGGGCTGAGGGTTAACATTGGGCATCATTCCTGGTGGTGGCATCGGCGGCACGCCCATCGGTGGACCGCCAGGGCCTTGGATCATCCCTGGCGGTGGTTGAGTGGCAGCCTGAAGTATCTGTAAAATCTTTTGAAGCGCCACGTCCTGTTCCTGATTCTTCTGCGCTTCCTGCGCGACAACTGCCTGCGTCTGCTTTATCGCTTCTTCGATTGGGGTAATCACCTTCTCTTTAAGCGTGGAAGCGAGCTGCCCCATCGAATCGTTCACAACCTGAACAGCGACCTTCTGACTGATTGCCGCCAACTGTTTAAGCAGATCTTCCTGCTGCCCTTCCTGGCCAGCCATTTCCCCTGGTGGAACATCCTTGACGATAATTTTGTATTCGCGCGGCAGACCGGCGTACTCGAACACCATGTTGAGCATGTCCGCGATCTGACTCACCCCCATCGCCTGCACGAGCAACGGTTGAGCAAGGATGGTCTCAAACATTTTAATCATCGCTGCGGCAATCTGAATATTGTTGATCCGCTTGCCGCCTTCGCGGTTGGACGTGAACCCGTCGATGTCGAGTGATTGTTTCTTCCCGCGAACACCGGCTTTAGTGCGCCCCGGCTCGGCTTCTTCTTCGACTTCAAAACCCATCGCCTTCAACTGCGCGCGATTCTTGTCATTCAACTCGCCTATCTGGGCAAAGATGTCATCATCGCTGTATGCCATCATTCCATCATACAGCGACCTCTTCCGTGCATTCATTCCATCTTCTACAAAAGAGCGAGTGTGATCCAATCTTACCGTGCTATTCCCGTGGATCGTGGTTATCTCGGTTGCACTTTGCTCGTGGACCGCAGGTTGCCCCACCTCCTGAGCAGAGAATCCCAGCATACGTTCCATCAACGAAAGCATCGTCGTAATGCCTAAAGTGATCTCCTGGATGTTATGTTTGGGAAAGGACACGTTACTGAACGCTTCATCGGTGGAATTCTGCTGCCAACTCAGTTCACGCTTCGAGCGACCGATGAACGTCAATCCGCGATAAACCGCTTCGTCTGGAGAATCGATCCGGCGAATGTCGTCCTCGCTGATCATCTCCGTGTTGTAGAACGTCACGTTGGCGAGATTCTTCTTAATCGAGTAGAGAAGCTGAGACAAATAGTTCCCCAGCATGTCCTGCCACGGCAGAAGCTCCAAAGCCAAACTCGCGTTGAGCGACCGATTGGTGTCAGCATCGTAGCCGTAGTACGACGTTGGCCGGTAGCACAGCGGTTCAGCGAAAATCACCGTATCCGTGTGGCCCATCACGAACCGGAACCACATCGGGTAATCGTAATCGCCCAATCCCCAATCGCTCGGAATTAACTTCTCAAAGTGCGGAGCGATTATGGTCGCCTTATCGTCATCAGCCGTGGAATAAACCGACACTTGTTTCTGCCGGTCCAGGTCACCGCTCCCCGGTGATGCCACACTTGGAAACGACATTTGGCACGGGTAAAGATCGTTGTAGGGATTCCAGTAATTGCTGATCCAATCGCTCGGCCCATAGCTCACCTTGTCCGTGTTGAAATAATCCTTGTTCGTCCGCACATCGCGCCAGCGCATCACGTCCCAATACCCGGCATACTCGCAACCCGTGTCCGTGTTGAGCGTCGAGGTGCGATGGGCCAGATCATAATACTGCTTGCTCGGATGCGGGATCGCCCAGCGAATGCCTTCCTTTACGATCTCCGGTTTGTCGTCCGCGCCAAGCTGTTCTTCGGTGTACCATTTCTCCATCGGGAAGTTGAGCGCGATCCCATACTGCAACATCTGGAAGATCGAATCCCGTTCCGCCATCCGGTAGCCCATCTGTGTCGTCATCACATCCACGCGGTCGGTGATGATCTCGCACTTCATCCGGTTCTTGGACGTGAGTTTCAGCGGCTCGTATTTGTAGAGCGGTGTTTGATCGATGTCGGAAAACAATTTGGCGTGACGGATCTTCGAATAGGATAAAACCAACGGGATATAAATCTGCGTGAAGGTCGGAAGATGCAGGGTCATTTCCTGCGTTCGCGTCCCCGGCAAGCAACATGGCTTTCCGAACTGGTCAACCTTGGGAACCAACAAATGAGTCAACCCCCATGACTTTGCGATCTCGACCGACTCCTGCCCGCCGAGCTTCTTAGACATCAGTCCTTCGACCAGCGTCGCTGCTGTCTGCCTAAAGGGAACGTCATACGCTCGGTCAATCGCCCACCACAACCGCGCCTCGCGCATCGATCGCGTTACACCATCCTTCACGCGCGACGAAATGCGTTCGGTCAGATCCTTGATTTTCTGCGAGGGCTGTTCAGCGGTGAAAAGTGCCTTGAGCTTCTTTGGAGTTAAGCCGGCACGTTCGAGTTGGGCAGGGGTTGGCACTTAAACGGTTATCACTCGCTTCGCCTTCTCGCGCAGCCATTCAACGGAGTCGGGGCGCATCCAGTTGTGCTTGCATTGCTCCCACTCTTTGTCGGTTTGCGGGCCATAAACTTTATCTCTCAATTCGCGGACTTCATCTTCGGTCGGTGGCTCGGTTGCCAGAACTTTAGGCATACGTCTTACCGCGCATCGGAACGCCGATTGAGGCCACGGGGGATTTGGTGGGCTTAGGAGCAGGGGCTTCTTCGGCCTCAGCTTCCTCGTCGTACGCCGCGCTCTCTACGTCCACGGTTAGCGTGTCGCCGTCGATGGCGCTGACGGTGCCGCGAAGCACGAGGGGTTCGCCGACTTTGCAATCTTGAAGGGTTTCGTACTCGCTTTTGGCGATAGAAATTTCACTCATGCTATTGCTTATACACCCCATTCAGGCAGAATGGAAAGGAAATCGGGCCGCGAGTGTTCAGCTCCGGCCCGCGACACCAACTCAACTGTGAAAGGATACACTTATGGTGCAAAAGCACTGTCTACACTGCGGGGCCGAATTTCAAGTCCAAGCTTCAAGATTTAACGAACTGAATTATTGCAGTCGGAAATGCCGGCACGAAGCGAGAGTATTAAAAAATCAAATCGAGTGTACAATTTGCGGGAAATTATTTTATGCCGCTCCATCAAGGGCAAAACGCGAACTCGTAGCCTGTAGTTCTGACTGCTTTAGGGCGAGGCGTTCGCTTTCCCCGCTTTCCGCCGAGTTTAGATTTTGGAGACACGTTGAAATTACAGGAGGATGCTGGCTATGGACCGGAGGAAAGGGACCATTTGGCTACGGTTCTTTTTGTGTAGATGTCCAAACCCACGTCAATACAACAGCTCACCGATTTTGTTGGATCTTAATGAGGGGCGAAATCCCAGATGGTTTATTCGTGTGTCACGATTGCCCCGGTGGAGACAACCCGGCTTGTGTTCGACCGGATCATATGTTCCTCGGAACGCAAGGTGACAACGTGCGGGATGCAGCGAAAAAGGGAACGATGTCGCATCTTGGTGAAACAAACAATGCAGCGAAGCTTACTGACGAAAAAGTGATCCTGATTCGCCAGCTCCATTCACAGGGAATGACTCAAGTGGCTCTCGCGAAGCAATTCGAAGTTTGGCAAGGCACCATTTGGCAAATCGTACGAGGTAACAACTGGAAGCACTTGCTTCCTGACGAGACTAAGCGAGATACTACATACAATGCCTGAATACTGGGTTCCCGATTTAATGCCGAAGCAGATGCTCTGCTTCAATAGTTATTCCCGCTATCTGTTACTCGAAGGGTGCAAGATGAGCGGAAAGACCCGCGCCGCCCTTCACAAAGTAGCGCGTCACCTTTGGGAAACTGATCGTGCCGAGGTTGGAGTATTCGTAAGGCTTACGAAAAGCGCCAAAAATTCTGGCATCTGGGAAGAACTCTGCGTGACGGTGATCGAGGAGTGGATGCGCAATTTATATTTCCACGGGAAATGGGTCAAGCCCGGCCCGCAAACCACTGACGGAATCACGAAGGTAGCATATTTCCAAGTTCGAAACATGCACGGAACAATTTCGAAGTGTTCCTTGTATAATTCGGAAGATGACACCGACGCAGAAAAACGGATAAAGGGTTGCCGCTTCTCAATGGCCTACATTCCAGAGGCGACTAATTTTAGCTCCCGTGCGATATTTGACGCCGTTAAGGTCCAACTGAGAATGTTGCATCTTCCGTACGAATGCCATCAGCTACTTTTAGACTGTAATCCAGCAGAAGAAGGCGAGTCGTCGTGGCTGTACAAACTGTGGATGCGTGAGAAATTTCTTCCAGCAGAAACTCCCGGCCAAAAAGCTTTCAGAGATCAATTAGAGTCCATCCATTTCGAAATCTCGGACAATACTAAAATCGATCCACGCGAATTTGAAGACCTAAAGGCGTCGTACGAGTACAACCCCGATCTCTACGCAAGATATATTGAAGGCAAGTGGACTGCTACGACCACGAACAGTCATTTCGCTGATGTTTTCGTAGAAAATATTCACGTTATAGGTGAAGCCACTTCTCCCAACAAGGACAACTGGGAAATGTTGGTCCCATCGGACAACTCTACAGAGTTTATCGGATCGTTCGATCCTGGCGACGTTAACCATAGCTGGCATCTGTTCGTAAAACGAATTGTCGGCAATGCAGTCAGCTTCGACGTGATCGACGAACTCGTTTTTCTCAAGACCAAAATCAGCATCGAGGACTTTACGTTCTTGGTGATCGAAAAGATGGATTACTGGCAGGAGTACATGCAACGCGAATACGGACAGAGAGAACTCATCTGGCGTCACTGGAGCGATGACAGTGTATTCAACTTTTCCAGTGCCGCTAACTCCTACGACGCCCTGATAATCCGCAACGTAAGCGAAGGCCGGATCAACCTGCTGGCCGCGAACAAAGCGAAAGGTGCGGTGAGACTTCGTGTTGAACTCCTGCGAAAGTTTTTATTCCAGAAGCGGATTTTCTTCTCGGCTCAATTGTTCGAGACAATCCGTATGCTAAAGGGATTGAAAAGAGGCCCATCGAACGTGAATTTCATCGACCCACTCGATCCACTCAAACACATCTTCGACTCACTCACCTACGGCCTCATGGGCGAGGCTCCAATGGACGCGCAAAACCGCTCCCGCCCGAAGGTCGAGAAGCGTTCGTCAGTTGTGACAGTAGGGGTTTGAATTGCGGCTGAAACAAGACAACGCATCCGGTGACGTAATTAAAAAACTCGTTAATCGCCTGCGAAGGCTTTTCTGAATCCAACGGTGGAATCGGCATGGGTTGGACATCGTTTGTCATACCGCAAACCCCGGTGCCGATTCGCTTTCAATCTTAAAGTAGTCCGGGTAGTGATACATCGCTAAAGCCGAAGCACGCTCATCAACGGTCATACCGCGTAACAAAACAAGGCAGGCTCGCTCAGCCGTCAATCGTCCCGGCGAGACATCTCTTTTGTATTCGTCCGAATCGATGTACCCGGCACAGAGCGTCATGAAGCCATTATCGATGTTGAAGTCATCCAGAATGACGTGCAGTCCGCCACCTGCACCGTGGCACTCGTAAACGTCTCCGATCAACTCAACGGCTCTGCGAGTGCGCTCGTTATCAATCGTAGGCGCACCGCGATCTCTCCAGCAATTTACGCACATAAAGCTATTAGCATCATGGTTGACACCCAGACAGGAATCAACCATTATTTTCGCATGACGGAGCGTCAACTAAAAGCCTACGCGAATCGCCGGCAAGGAGTAGCCGTAACGCCATCGAGGAAGCATCAGACAAGCAAAGCGTGGAAAGCCCGCAACCCCGGCTGGTGGAAGGGCAGAAAGTATGTGCAGCTTTTGACGAGCGCGTTGGTGCGCGGGAATCCAAACTCCAAAGTGTTCAAAGATGCTGGCATGACGTGGGACGAATGGTTTTGCGGATTGTCCTTTGAAGTGCTGAGCAATGGAACTGGGCCGCTGGCCAAAGCTCTTGCCAACGGATCGAAATTGGTCCCCATCAAAAGCTGGCGCGAATTCGACAAAGATCCCGATCGGGTGAAGGCGTTTTTAGCGCCGGGGAATTTCAAGCTGGTGCAGAAATGAGAAGCGGCCCCGCATGACAACGGGGCCGCGTATCAACAAACCAATCTGCCACTAGGCACCCGCGAAAGCTTCTCAAAGTCCGCTCATTTGTCAAACGGTTTGAAATGTTTGCCGAGCGCGTAATGAAATTTACAAAACCATTTTCCGCAACGTTTGGCCAGTTTCGTGGGCATGGCTTTACATTCAACGATCTCAGCTTTAACGACGCTCATCCACTCGCAGGATTTAATCTTGGCGCTCATGATTTCACGCACTATTGATTTCAACAGTTCCTCTCCACCCGATATTCATAATACCGTTTGCTATTCTCCACCGAAGAAATGAGGACAAAAGACCTTTCCAGAGAAGCCGACTAAAATTGGCCCGCGAATTACACGATGGGCAAGCACTGATCAGATTTGTTTCTACGCAGTTCTTTTTGTCGTAGTCAATATGGTGAACGCAAACTTTTGAACTGGTCGATCTGCACATTGGAACGGCACAAGTAAAACCATCACGATGGAGGATCTTTCGCCTTATATCGTAAAAAGATGCCGGGTATTCTTCGCTTCGCGTGCCGCCATTCCAATTTGGATTTCTTTCCCCTGAGTGCCTTTCAGACCTCCACGTAAACTGGCATTTACGAGAACAGAAATGCACAACCCTTGCTCGCGCCGGTGGCAACTCAAACGTCTGACTGCACCAGCGACACACCTTCTCAACCCATTCCTTCTTGCGAATACCCTTTGTGCTATTAGAAGCTTTCTGGAAGTCATTCCAACATTTCAAAGAGCAACACTTGGCTTTCGCCGCTCTGCATGGCCTCACTTGGAACTCAGATCGACAAACCATGCACGCAAGAATTCTCTCTCCACCTTTCCAGTTTGGATTTTCGCTGCCAAATCTCATATGCTGACAACCGATTCTTCCCACCCCGTCACAGATCGCTTTACTAGAACAAATTTGACTTGAGGAAACAAACGCGCCGCCATCTTCAGCTTGATCCATCCATCTTCACGGATAAATTTCCCCTTGGTCTCGAACAATGCTAACCGCCCGTCAAGTGACCAAAAAGAGAAATCGGCTGTGTAGGTACAGCGATGGGCGAGCTTGAGCGTCACGTTTTGTATGCCAATTCTTTCGGCTCCGAACTTCGCACGCAGATATGCCAGATACGCTCGCTCCAATTTATTGAGCTTTTCCTCATCAGTCGAGACGCGGGATTCTTTTGTCATCGCTTGAAGGCTTTCGCTTAGGCGATCCTTATCCGATGCCTCAATCGGGCACGGAAGCTTTGTGCGCCGAGCCAGAAAAGCGTTGTAGGTTGCAGTATCCCAGTTAGGCATAAATTGGTTTTCCCTGGCCGAATTGTCCCCGTGAATTTCGCAGCTTGAGACTTCCGACTCTAAAAACATCCAAGCCTTTGTGGTGTCTGTAAATGACCATCCCCCTCAAACAACAGGTGTGGCCTTTTTCGCCTTTGCCAGTTCTCTCTCTTTTTTAGCTTCTTCGCGAGCCAGCCGTCTCAGTTCGTCTAATTTTGCAGAATCGAAAATTTCCTGTTCGCGTTCGGCCTTGGTTGGCTTAGTACTTAATGGCGTGCCTTCAAAGAGGAGGTCCACATAAGCTCGCGTCATTTGTTCCCGTGTGCCATCGCTAGTCCAGAAGCCGGGATTTAGAATCTTGCGTGATAATCGAATTGCCGCATCCTCGATCTGCGTGCGGGAGGATACGGATGGAATCGGATCAACAAATTGGACGAGGGAAGGTTCCTTAGCAACGACGACGCACAGGCCATTCTCGCGCAATAATTCAATATCCTTTTCGGACACCGCTTGTGGGGGCAGGATGATGATTGGCTTCATTGTTTGAGGGGGATGGCGGTCATGGTTTCCACAATTCGGGCGTTACATCGAGTTTCCGTTCCACGGTTACGAGTGTGTCATTGTGATGACCGCCGTGGGGTATCAGCACCACTTCCAGCATTTCAAAGTCACGCCCGACACCGATGCCGTTAGAGTTCCAGCCAAAAGTCAGCACCAATCCACCCGGTTTCACGATTCTAGCCACTTCGTCATATACGGGCGTCAGTGCGATTACTCGCTCGGTTCCGTAACCTTCGTAGCTTATCGTGCGTTGATGCATCGAATAGGGCGGGTCAAGCAACACCCCGCACAGCGAGTTCGCATCGAACCCCTTCAGAAATTCCACGGCATCCATGTGGCTTGTCGCATTGGTCTGCGGGTTTATGTCGTTCGTGTGTTCCGCAGGACTTCGGTCGTTTGCGAAGGGGTCAGCCCAGCCTTTACCAGATTCCATGAAGCGCCGTAGCAGACATTTCACCGTTGGAATTCTGAACGTATGCTTGTGCGGCATGTCCCACACTCTCACCAATCTCACGCCGCCAAATAAAGCGACGGACTCCCGTTGGGTTGGCTGGGCGGTCATGATTTCAAGTCTTCATCAACTAATTTGACTATCGTCATGCCAAGAGAGGTTATCGCATTGTGCACGGCCTCCTGTTTGGTTTTCCCAAGACCAATGACGCCGCCATTGCTATCAGGAGTCCACACTGCAAAGTCGCCATCCTCTTCTTCCACGATTTCGTAATCCAGAGGCTCTAATCGAGCTAATTCTTCAGGCGTCATAGTGAGGTTGGCTGGGCGTTGGTCATTTTTCCAAAGGCATTTCCTGCTGCTTTTCCGTCATTCCGCGAAACGTCAGAAACGCGATCGCCGCCGTGCAATCGCACTCGGCAACGTCGCAGGCAAAGACGGCAAGGTCGCTAACGATGCCGGCATCTTGCAGAGCATTCATCGACTCGATCTCGTTGAGGGATTTGGCGCGGAGGTGGTGTTCAAGGGTGTTCACGCCCACACTCCGTCGGGATACTCCTGCTTTAGCGCATTCATGTTTCGCCGGATGTAATCCGTGACATTTGACTGCTTGTCGTCCTTGAGTCCGTTCTGCCAGAGGTAATGCAGGTAGCTTGCTGGAACATCCTGCATGAACACGCCTCGGTGTTTTCCAAATGGCATTTCGTCAGTGTCCGAGAGCACCTTCATTGTTCCACCTTCAGAATTGCGCGCGCGAATGTCTCAAGGTTGAGCGCGACTGTTTCTTGCGTGGTCCACAAACGGTCATCAGCAGCCCATTCTTTAATGAGTGCCTGCCGGGATTGACTTAACGGAATCAGGCCAGCGGGAGTTTCGAATCGTTCTCGCCAAGCTGACAAACGTCCATCGCCGTAATCAACGCGATACGCTCCGCAAATCCGACACCATCTGACTGAGTGTTCCGGCCAGTCGCCTTCGAGGATGTCAAATGTTACTTGGTCGGCGGGATGTTGACATTTCATATCTTTTTGTCTCGCGGGCGGGGGTTGGGGGTTATCATCGGTTTGCTCTCGGAGCATACCGCACAATGCGGCCGTTGATTTTGTGTGAGCCGTCTTGACCGGCACCAATCGCCCGGCCCTCACACGTCGCGCAAATCACAGCGTCATTAGGCACCAGAGAGAAAAAATGCCCACCTCCCCTGTGCATTTCTTTGCTACCGGCAAAGCCAACTTGACCGCACCACATTCGGATCGCTGTGTGTTTGTATTCACCGTCAAACAAGTGATGCTGCGCCCATCGCACCCGGTGCATGTAGTTGCCAACCGAGCTTCGAAAGTAGGGCAAACTTTTGCTGAGAGTGATTATGCCGCTACGCGGGTTTTGGTACGCGTATGGATTGACACGGGGAGATTCGAGGTTGACTTTGCGCCCCGCCAGATCGCTCGCTTCCAGTTGCTCGGCGTTCATGGTTTCTTTCCGGCCATCTCTCGTTGGTCAAACAGTTCCTCTTTCAAAAACAGCTTGAACTCGCCGAACATTTTCGCGGCCTTCGGTCCGTGCTCCAGGCAATAGCCCGCTTTCTTGATCATCCCGACCGCTGGCGAGGAACACTGCTTCCACGTTGGCGAGAGCAGCCAGTTGCAGGGAACTCGCTTCATATCGCAAACCCTGCCTCGTTGGGCACCTGCAATTCTGGAAAATCCCTGTTCCAGCCCGCTTCGATAAGCAGCTCGCGATATTCTGGAATCACCATAAATGCAGCGTGCACGTCTTTTGGATCAAGCCCATTGTTCAGCACGATCCACCAAGCCTCCATGAACAGGTTCAGCAACCGCTGTTCTTTAGTCATCCGCTCCCATCCTGAATTGCAAGCTCCAGTCGTGGATGACAAACTCAGCTTGTCGCACATCCGCGTCCTGTCTGGATGAAGAACGACTACAATCCTGCCGTCGCCGTGACGTTTTGAATTCCATGCAATCATCGCGTGCTTGATTGGAATGTCGGCCACACTCCCGTATATGATTTAAGCCGATCAAAATTACAAGAAAATTATTGATATTTTCATACCG